AGGAATTGCTGAAGAACAAATAACCTCTATCTTGCGGGAGATATAGATGCGGAACACAAATAAGCCGCCCTATGCGGCTACGGATATTCCCTACGCCCCGAAAAGGCGACTTACCAGAAAACAGTTCGATGTATTATGGGATAGGTGTTGTGGGGGTACCCAAGCACAGATTGCTGAGAAAATGGGAATTTCAAGAAGGGCAGTGAGAAACCATATTACAAGAATAAGAAAAAGGGGAATTGAATGTCCTTGAAGTGCCATTAGAAAAACTTTTTTCTCTCTATATTCTTTAACTTACAGCTTTTTCCCCCTTAAAAAGAGTGCCATTTCTCACTATACTATGAGAGACATGATGGTTGATATGACAGATGTTGTCCCTGATGAAGATGATCCAGAAATAGGTGCAATTCAGCAGATTTACGGTATTGATTGTTATGCTGCAGAAGAAAGGGTTTATGGTCAATTACAAATTGAAGCTTATGAAAAGATTGTCGATGAATATGAATCTAAATACAAAAGCAAAAATGGTGAGGATGTTTATGATCGTGAAATAGTGGATCATGTGGATTGGCAGGAAGTTGAAGCCAATCACTCAAGATGCTCTTTTACTTCATCGCAAAGAGATTCCAAAGATACGCAGGAATATGTTCATGCTCTTGGTGATCCCGAGGAGGACATTGGGAAACGAACCAAACCACCTTTTGATTATGTAAATCCCCAAAGATTATCTGATCTTGTGACTTTAGGCTTTTCAGATGTACAAATTGCTCAGACACTTTCGGTTAGCCCTGAGAGTGTTGAACGAGCCAGATCACTATACCTGTAAGGGTTTGACAACCGTCATATAGTATTCTCAAGGGACGGGAAACCGACCACCCTTCAATCGAGGTAGCTACCTCAAATATATGGAGAATGGACAACTCAAAACAGTTTACCATCCTGTAGAATCATTAATCTTCGCCGAATACAATCCTCGGCAACTCACCAAAGACCAGTACAAGAGTCTCCGTGATTCAATGGAGAGGTTTGGCCTGGTTGATCCTGTTATCATTAACAAGCATCCAGATCGGGAGAATATCGTGATCGGGGGACACCAAAGATTGAGAATAGCCAAAGACATGGGGATTGAGAAAGTCCCTTGTGTTGAACTGAGTCTTGATCTGAACCAAGAGAAAGAACTGAACGTCAGGCTGAATCGTAATGTAGGGGAGTGGGATTACGATGCTCTGGCGAATTACTTTGATGTGGGGGAACTGACAGAGTGGGGGTTCACGGAAGATGAACTCCAATTCTGGATGGATGAACCCACCGAAGGACTGATTGAAGATGATGAAATTCCCGAAGTTGAGGAAGCGGTTACTCAGGCAGGGGATTTGTGGCTTTTGGGGGAACATCGAGTCCTGTGCGGGGATGCGACAAAGAAGGAAGATGTTGAAAGATTGATGGATGGCGGGAAGGTTGATATGGTTTTTACTGATCCACCTTATGGCATAGGCTACGAATACAATTCCCATAGAGACGAACAAGGGAGTGAATATCTCAATTTTTGTGAATCATTTTGGAATGTTCTTAAATCCTTTTCAGATATAGTAATTATTACAACAGGGTGGAAATATAAACCTTTTTGGTATTCTAAAAATCCTTATGATGAAATGGTGTGGTTTGATAATACAAAACAAAGCGGTGGACGTGCATTTCATTTAAGGAAAAGTGAACCGATTTTTATATTTGGAAAAGTGAATGAAAAATATAAATGGGATACATTTGAAATTAAAGCAAATCGTGGTGATGGGATTAGAGAAGTCCACACTTGCCCGAAACCTGTCGAATTATTACAAGAATTAATTGTCCCACAAACAAAGACAAGCAGCAATGTTTTGGATGTTTTCCTCGGATCTGGTTCAACGCTAATCGCTTGTGAAAAGACGAACCGTAAGTGTTACGGCATGGAGATTGATCCGCATTACTGCGATGTGATTGTTAAGAGATGGGAAGAATTTACAGGGAAGGAAGCTTTGAGGATGGAATCCGTACGTTGTTAAAGCAACGTAGAGCAACGGACAAATGGACGGTGGAATCACAGGCAAAGGATTTAAGAAGGGGAAATCAGGCAATCCCAAAGGGCGACCAAAGGGTGTTCAATCAATCCCTGACTTACTCAGGAAGATCGGCTCAGAAGAAGGCTCGGTTGATGGGTTGTCTAAGCTTGAGGTGGTATTGAGGAAGGTGTTCGGGTTCGCTGTTGATGGGAGAGCGTGGGCGGTTCAGTTCATAGCTGACAGGACGGAGGGGAAAGCAATAGAGCGAAGCGTAGTTTCTGACGAGTGGAAGGAAGTCGTGAAAGAAGCATACAAGCCTGAAAGCTGATTACTTCAAGCGGATAGGATATGAGCCTGAGTCTATCCAATGGAATATCCATAACAGCAAAAAAAGATTTCGAGTAAACATACAGGGCAGACGTAGTGGAAAATCATTTGGAGCGGCAAGAGAAGCGGAGATGGCGATCTTTGCTGAAGATAGTCGTGGGTGGATTGTTGCACCTTCTTATGAGTTGGCTAATAAGATTGGCAGGGAGATTCACGAAAACCTTATCCTCAGATACAAACTCCCCACAGTCACCAAGAAGGTCATCAACGGACAACTGTTCTATGCCAAGTTCATCAATAATGCAGAGGTCTGGATCAAGTCAGCCGACTCACCCGATACAGGGCTTGTCGGAGAGGGACTTGATTGGCTTATCATTGATGAAGCCGCTCTTATTTCAAGAATTATTTGGGAGCAATACCTCAGACCCACTCTCGCAGACCGACAAGGATGGGCGTTATTCGTGTCAACCCCTCGGGGATACAACTGGTTATATGATCTCTACTCGAGAGGCATCTCTGATGATTATCCAGAATGGGACTCTTGGCAACACGCCAGTACAAGTTCGAGGTACTTCAGGGATAACATAAATGACCTCAAGAACGAACTCACCAAAGAGACCTTTGAACAGGAGTACCTTGCACAGTTCACCTCATTTGCGGGAAAGGTCTATCCCTTCGATAGAAACGTACACGTTGGTCGATATGATTTCAACCCTGATTGGGAGACTTATTGCTCTGTTGATTTTGGTTTCCGTATGCCCTCTGTTGCTTGGCTACAGGTTGGCAAGGTGGATGGGGACGTTGAGATTCACATCATAGATGAGATCATCCACGACACCAACATCAAGACTGAAGAGTTGGCTGATAGGATTCTTGCAAAGAATTACCCCGTTCTACACGTCTATTGCGACCCCGCAGGTGCGGGAGTCCAATCAACATCAGGACTCGGGGACGTTGAAATCTTTAAGAGAAAGGGCATCTTTCCGCGATTTAGAAAGGACAAGGTCAGTCGCTCCGTCGCTTCAGGTGTTGATCTGGTTAGATCGTATCTCGAGAACGCAGAAGGGAAGACAAGGCTATTCGTCTCGGACAAGTGCAAAGGCATTATAGAAGATTTTGAGAACTACCGCTATCCTGAGAAGAGAGAGAATCAAATACTTAAGGACGACCCACTCAAGGATGGGCGACACGATCATGGCATGGATGCGGTGAGATATTTTTTTATTAACAGGTTTCCGATCGTTAAACGGGAGGCGATTGAAGTACAAAGGTATTGGTAGATGGTTATTCCCGATTTAAGCGAACAGGCGATTGTAGCAAGTATAAAGAACTGGATAGATGAGTCTCATGTTAGGGAAAGAGAAGATAGAATCAACTCGATGAACTACTATGAGGGCGTGAATCTGGAGGGGGAGACCCGTAAGTGGTTCGATAGTAATGCACTCAAATACGCACCGCCTATGGCGGTCAATATCACCAAGAAGCTGATTGATGGTCGTTTCATTTCATATAAGACCGCACCAGAGCGGAAGGCTGATGACAAGTACCTCGATATAATTGGGGACTTAGATCAGGATATGGTGGAGATGGATAGGCTCACGGGACTGCTCGGGAGTATTGCCATGCTTCGCTTCTATGATGAGGATAAAGGGGTACTGGACTCACATATCTTAACAGACTTTGAGCCGTTATTTGTCCCTAATAATCCGAAGCCTGTTGGTCTGGTCTATCCCCTGTTCAGTCATGGACGGGCGAAGGAGAATGAACAGGAGTGGGTATTCTGGTCTGACGAAACACATTTCAAGATGTTGAAGGGTGGACGGATCATTCATGTGAACGATCAAGATATTAATCCGATGGGTGTTATGCCGATAGTTTTCAGTCATCTCTATTCTATGATGGGGAATGAATGGTGGAGAACAGGTAATGGGATCATGGTATCAAACGCCAATCAGCTTTACAACGTGTTCGGCACTCAGCTATCGCTTGGCAATATGTATCAATCTCTGGGACAAAGTGTTCTAACGGGAGTCGATGAAGCGACCCGAATCAAGATGGACGTATCGAAATTATTAGTCCTACCAGAAGGAGCGAATTACCAGATCGTCAGCCCATCGGGATCGCTAAATGAGATCAGGGATAACATGAAATGGGTGGTGGAGACAACAGCCCACGCCTTACATCTCAAAGTCAAATGGGGTAGTGATGCGGGTTCTACATCAGGAGAGCATCAGCGTATCCTTGAGGTTGATCTCACCGAAGCTGTCATGGCTGACTTTGAGCGGTGGAGGAAGTTTGAGAACCAAAGATTTGAACTGGATAGAGCAATACTGGAAACGAATGGGGTTAATGTAACCGATGAATATAATTGCAATTTCTCAGAGCCGCACATACCCCTATCTCCTCAACAGGAGAGAGAAGAATGGGAGTGGAACTCTCTCCTC